GAGATTTCTCAAGATCAAATCAATCAGATCAAGAACTCAGCTGGTGGCGAAAAAGCCTATGCTGATATAGTAAACTGGGCTAAATCAAACCTACCTAAATCATCTATTGATGCTTTCGATGAAGTTGTAAGCACAGGTAGTGTACAAGCTATACAGCTCGCAGTAGCTGGTTTGAAGAGTGAGTACAACAATGCCAACGGAGTTGAAGGTAGAATGGTAACAGGTAAAACTGCCCCTAACAATGGGGATGTCTTTCGTAGCCAAGCGGAACTTGTCCGTGCTATGTCAGACGCAAGGTATGATAACGACCCTGCCTATAGGCAAGATGTTATCGAAAAACTAGACAGATCAGATTTGGAGTTCTAACTATGCCCGGACATTACGGAAAAGCTATGCCAAAAGGCAAGAAAATGACAGCAGCCATGAAGAAAAAGATGGCTCTTGAAAAGTTAAAGAAACTTAAGAAAGGCAAAAAGTAATGGCTAAGAAAAAAAAGCCAACCTCTGACCCACGTTCACCTTATGACGTGTTCAAACCAGAGAAAAAAGAATACTATAGACAGCTCCCAATACCGGGGCTGATCTATCCTCTAGCAAAAAATAACAAGAAGAAACAAGACTTCTTATCAAAAGATAATAACAACGTAGTATAACAATGACACACCACAACCACGAAAATCAGAAATGGCATCCAGCAGAGGAGCTTAACGGAAGACTAGCTATGATAGGTATAGTTGCAGCTCTACTCAACTACGCTTGGACAGGGCAAATCATACCCGGAATCTGGTAATGCCAAAAGGTAAAGGTGGCTACAGCCCCGGCCAAAAAAAGATCGCACGTGTTGCACCACCTCGCAACAAGATCACAGGGGCAGACTTCGCAGCACTAAGAAAAAATGGCAAGAAAAAAGGGAGTAAGCCTGTCTCTCGGAAGAGGTGAGAAGAGCCGCAAAGGCGGCCTAACAGCTAAGGGAAGAGCCAAGTACAATCGTGCCACTGGCTCTAATCTCAAAGCCCCTCAGCCCGGAGGAGGAGCTCGTAAAAGGTCTTTCTGTGCTCGCATGTCTGGCATGAAAGGCCCACTCAAAAAACCAAACGGCAAGCCTACACGAAAGGCACTTGCCCTACGCAGATGGAAATGCTAACATGGCAATAACATATTTTGAAGACGGAAAAAAGAAAGTCCGTAAAGGCAACAAGCTTGCTCAAAATCTTGACCCCGGTAACTTTCATCGTAGAAAGGCTAGGATGGATGCTATCAATGATATGATCGAGGATGACTTTGAACCAAAAGATGGTAAAAAAATTCTTGATAGATTATTAAATAAAAAGAACAAGAAAAAAGGTAAAGCATAATGGCACACAAAAAAGGTAAAAAATGTGGCTGTAGCCATGGAGGTAAGAAACGCTAATGGGTAAATTATGTCCACGTGGTAAAGCAGCTGCCAAAAGAAAATTTAAAGTATACCCTTCTGCATACGCAAACGCATACGCTGTTAAGGTATGTAAGGGTCAGGTCAAGGTAGGTGGCGTAAAACGCACATCACCCGGCTACACTAAAAAGAAAAGAAGATGAGCTTACGTAGATGGTTCCAAGAGAAATGGGTTGACACCAAAACTGGTAAGCCCTGTGGCAGACAGAAAGGTGAGAAGCGTAAAGGCTACCCAGCTTGCAGACCATCTAGACGTGTGTCATCCAAAACACCTAAGACTACGAAAGAGATGTCTGGAGGTGAAAAAGCAAGATTTAGAAAATCTAAAACAAGTTCACGTAGAATTAACTACAACCACAAACGAAGAAAAAAATGACACACCACAACCCCTACTGGAAAGATGCAGAAAGACTTAATGGCTGGCTTGCTATGCTCGGCATTATTGCTGGTATTGGTGCTTACGCCACAACAGGTCAAATCATCCCAGGAGTTCTCTAGTCCTTATGACTGGAAGATGACATGTGATGATTTCATAATGTCAAAATATTCTGTGCTACAAGACCCACATCTTGATGCACAGGCAAAGTACAAAATCATATCTTATCTTGAACAGAAAGTTGTTGGTGAATGTACTAAACCTTTATCATAACGCTACGTCCGTTCATCCTTCGGGACGCATGACGACTCAAGCATGGAACGGGGCTTGGGTATATGGGAGATTACCATGACAGTAACTTACGTATATCGTGGCGTTGCTTACACCAAAATTATTAAATGAATGATAGAGCAATTTGGTTCGGTATAATCGGTCTAGCTTTTGTAATGGGGGCTTTAGAAATAAGTCACATTCAAACGCATATGTCTGAAAAACGACCACATTATCACTTACATAAAGTAGCTCGTTAAGCGACATGGGAGGTGCAATGCCTCCCTCTACATTTGGTATTAGCCTCTACGGAGACACCTAATGCCGTCTAGACGGTGGGATAGACCACAAATCTCAATGAGTCCAATTAAGACTCGTACAATTCTAGATCTAGAGACGATACATATAACCTTACAAAATAATGGCACAACAGTCAACAAACAATCCTGCCTCACAAACCTTTCTGGGTAGGATAAACACAGCGACAAACGCTGCGAGCAACAGAGATTTATATTTAAAGTTGTTCTCAGGTGAGATGTTTACTGGATTCCAAAGAGAGACAATCGCACGTGACTTAGTCATGAAGCGTACACTCACAAATGGAAAGAGTTTACAGTTCATCTACACTGGACGTACCAGTGCGGAGTACCACACACCTGGAAATTCTATATTAGGAAACTCTGACAAAACTCCTCCAGTAGCAGAAAAGACAATCACAGTTGATGATCTACTCATCTCTAGTGCATTTGTCTACGAGCTAGATGAGACACTTGCTCACTATGAGCTAAGAGGAGAGATCTCTAAAAAGATCGGCTACGCACTTGCACAAAAGTATGATAGACTAATCTTTAGAGCTATCGCTAAAGGTGCTAGACAGGCATCTCCAGTATCCCTAAGTGGATTCGTAGAGCCTGGTGGTACACAAATTCAAGTTGGTGCTGGTTCAGACGCTGACGATGCTCTTGATGATGATAAGCTAGTAACAGCATTTTATGATGCTGCAGCAGCTCTTGACGAAAAAGGAGTTTCTGATGATGGTCGGGTTGCCGTACTTAACCCTAGACAGTACTACGCACTTATACAAGGTGCTGGTTCTAACGGTCTAATCAACAGAGACGTACAAGGTACAGCACTTCAGTCTGGTAACGGAGTAATTGAAATTGCAGGTATTCAAATCTACAAATCAATGAACGTTCCATTCTTCTCTAAATATGGTACTAAGTACGCACCTGCATCTAGCCCATCAGCTGCAACTGACCTTGATACAGTAGATCCCGGAAACACAGGATCATTCGTATCTGAAGGTATTGAAACAGCTACAACAGCTACAGGTAACAACTATGGCCCACGCCAAAACTATGGTGCTGCATCTAACTTTGCAAACACATGTGGATTAATTTTCCAGCGTGAGGCTGCAGGTGTAGTTGAAACAATCGGCCCACAAGTTCAAGTAACTTCTGGAGACGTTTCCGTGGTTTACCAAGGCGATGTCATACTAGGACGCATGGCTATGGGAGCAGATTATGTGAACCCAGCAGCTTGTGTAGAATTGTTCGCAGGAACAACTACAAAGCCAGCAGCTTTCTCATAAGTTTTTATTTTACATGGGGGCTCAGTCCCCCCTTTTTTTTTATTATGACACAAATATCTTACGGAGTGTCTACCGAACTAGATGCTGTCAACTCAATCCTGATGAGCGTTGGAGAAACCCCAGTTAATACATTAACAGTGCAGAGCCCCGAAGTGGCTATAGCACAAAAGACTCTAAGGCAAGTCTGCCGTGAGATACAAGCTGAAGGGTGGTCATACAACACAGAGAATGAGTACCCTATAGAGCTCGATACAAACAACCAGTGTATCGTTCCTAATAATGTTTTACAAATGGATCTAAATATCTTTCAACATGGAAAGGATTATGATGTTGTAAGACGTAGTGATAATGGAATATCCAAA